ACAAACTCAAAATTTAAAAACGTGACCGATAAGGACAGACGGACGGACAGACGGAAACGTGACCGATAGACAGACGGACGGACTGACTGTAACATATATATCACATATATAACTAAAATTAAATTAAATAAAAAATATTTTGCAAGGCTATTGACTTTACTGTGCATTAGCGTATAACTGACATATAAACAATTAACAACATAGGAAAGAAAGACGATAAATATGAAAGATAACGTAATAAGAATAGGATTAGTATACATCGACATGGATGGTGTTTTGGCCAACTTTTTCAAAGCTTTAGCTAGACTGTATGGCCTACAGCATTGGAAAGATATTCCCTCAAGTGAAGATACAGTCAAGAGATTATCTGGCACAGATTTTTTCTACACACTAGAGCCATTTGAAACCACCAAACAACTCTTGTATGACGTACACAGGCTCACAGACGGACAATGGGCGATACTGAGTACACCTCTCAGAGGTGACGAAAGGAATAGTGCCTACTGGAAGAATAGATGGCTAGACAAAATACTAGACGATAAAGACTTAATCGGAGTATACCCAAAGAGTAGACATTATTCACATCACAAATTCTTATACGCAAAGAATGTATATAAAAAACCAAATCTTCTGGTGGACGATAGGCCACACAACCTCACAAAGTTCGTTGAGCAAGGTGGAATAGGCATCCGATACCAAGCAGATGAGTCGAGCTACGATAAATTAATCACTAAACTAGAAAAGGAGTTATCATGATATTAAATAGAAAAATAGTGAAAGACCTACGAGAAACCTTACAAAGCCATTTACTTAAAAATATGGACGAGTTTGAAATATCTGTAGGCAACGCAAGTTTTTCCGACACAGAAGTTACCTACAAGCTAAATGTTAGGCTAAAAGGTGCAGAAACCAGAGAGCAAAGCGATTTAAGAATCTTTGGAGAGATGGACGGAATTGACACCACAAAGATCGCTGACGTTTATGGAATTAAATATAGTCTTGTAGGCTATAAAAGAAAAGGTAGAATCAGACCATACATAGTCAAGAACTTGGACAACAATAAAGATTATTTATTTACTACAGATATGGTAAAGAAATTTTTTGGAAAAGGAGAAATAGCATGAGAGCAATTTTAATTGACCCATTTGCCAGAGAGATCACAGAAGTTGATTACGATGGCGATTATAAAAAGATATATGACCTCATTGACTGTAAGACATTTGATGTGGTCAACGTCCCAAGTGGTAACGATGGCATCTACATTGATGACGAGGGATTGTACGCACCAAAACAAGCATGGTTTACCTACCGATTCAATCCACACCCAATGCACCAGAATATACCATTAGTAAATAAAGCATTGGTTATAGGTTGCGATGAAGAGGGCAACTCGACAGAAACGACAGATACTGTCAATGCTATCAAAGGCCGAATCACTTGGGGAGTGGTAAGATAGTGGACACGTATTACGAAATAGGGTTGACGATTGACGGTAAAGCTGGAGTGTTACATGTTGACAACAGTTTTACAAAAATTTACGATTCAACGTCAGCCCTCAAGTGGGTTATTGAAACAATACTTGACACAGACCCACAAGCAGATATAGAAGTTGATTTTG